CACGGTATCCCCTTCCGGTTGTGCCCCTTGGGGCGGTGCTATCATCTGCTCAGATGATACATAGGGTATCGGCAGCAGTCAAGCGATATTTAGAAGAAAATGCAAGTTTATTTCGTTGGGCCGCAACAGCTTAGGCGCATGGGCGAAAATAGTTGGTGCCGGCGGCGCAAGAGAGAGTCTATATACTCCGCGCGTACCGCGCGCGCGCGTTACTCTACTTGAACTTGTACAATTCTCATGCCCGTATTCTTGCTTTCTGCTATTCTCTTGCATGGGCACAGACTTCAACCAGGAGGCGGGAAGCATGGGAACCAAGACGGCAAGCGAGGGCGGAAGCGGACAGGAGGGGGGGCGCGCTGAGTTGCGAATGTCTGCAACTGGGGAAAAACGCGCAGCGGCGCAAAACGTCACCGGTCAGGAATTGACCAGCGCGCCGCCGGCCGACCTCGACGCGCCGCGCCCCGGCGCCGGCTCGCCCGTCCAGGCAATCCGGGTCCGGCAGGCGCGGGACTGCGCGGAGCTGGCGAAGCTGGCGGACAAGGCGCGGCGGATGATCGACCGGGGCGAGGGCGTTGGGCGGGATGGGAACGTGGCGGCGGCGTTGGGCTCGCTGACGCGCGCGGTCGCGACCATTCACGAGATGGAGCGTGAGGCGCTTGGATTGGCCGGTGACGCGGCCGGCGGGCGGGACAAGGTGATCATACTGCCGGTGCCGGTGACGAGCATGGAGGAATGGCAGGCGGCGGCTGCGCGCCTCCTGGGCGGTCTGGCGGGGCCGGCGGCGGCGGCGGGCCCGGAGGCGGGGCGCCTCAGGTCCGTGACCGAGGACGACCCGGAGGAATAGGGGCGGCGCCTGTCCGCCTGTCCGTTGGGCGGGCGGGCACCAATGAGGCACGCCCGTAGGGCGTGTCCTTTGCTCCGAGACCAGACAGAGAGAGCGCGAGCGTAGCGAGCGTCCTTCGTTCCCCCTCCGGCGTGAGGAGATGGCTTGGGTGCCATGTCGGTCCTCGTTCAGGTGACGGTGGTGGGGGGTCTTCCTCCCCTGTCGGAGACCTGTTGGTGCCCGCCCTCCAATCTCCACCCCCCAAAAGGTGATTTAGCGATTTGGGAAGGTGCGTGACGGGATGGCAAATCCGTTGGAAACGGTGGAGGACGGTGTGGAGTTGGTTCGGCTGTGCGTGGGTGGGGCGCGGGTGGTGCGGGTGTTTCGGACGGAGGAGAACGAGTTGGTGCTTCGTTTCGACAACGGTTCGTCGCTGGTGCTGAGTGGTCCTGTGGGCGTGGGGTTGCCTGCGGTGGGGGCTGCGGTGTTGGGTGAGATGGGCGACTGGCTATAGTTGCGAAGATTGGAAACTGGGGAAAAATCCCCAGGTGGTTGGGTAAAAATCCCCAGTTGGTGGTTGAAGGTCGGTAGTTGGGGTGGTAGGTTGTTGTTCGAGTGGGAGGTGCGCTGATGGACTGCTGCGGTATGCCGATGGCTGTTCGGCCTGGTGGCGGGCTGATGTGCCGTCGTTGCGGGAGCGCGGTGGACGTGCCCGTGGTGGTGCGCGGGAACCGCTGTTCGGCGGCGTGCGGGGTTTCGGAGCGGGTGGTGGTGGAGGTCTTGAATCGGGCGCCTGTGGTGGTGCCTCCGCCTCCTGGGTTCGAGGCGGAGCCCGTGCTGACGGCCGAGGAAGCGGCGGAGGCTGTGGGCGGGTTTCAGGGGCCGGAGATGTTCGCTGGGGCGCCGGAAGCGGCGCCTGTTTCGTTTCCCGACCACGTGGAACAACCGAAGGTGTCCGGTATCGGCCGACGCGGCCGGAGAGGCGGTGCGAAGTGAGCAGGTTCGACAGGCGTTTGGGCGCGGTTGTGGCCGCGGTGTTCGTGGTGGGTCTGCTGCTGCTGGCGGGTTCGGCCCGGGCCGGAGATCCGCCGGCTCTGACGCATCCGCGGTGGGTGGCCGACTCGCCGGCGACCGGGACGTGGATCAAGACGTGGACCCAGGGTTCGGACACGGCGACGTACTTCGCCGGCGACGACGAGCCGAAGACGATCAGCGGGGTTCGTGCCATCGAGTGCGTGGCGAACACCGAGACGAAGTTCACGGCCTACTGGTTCAGGCGCGGGCTGGCGGTGCAGAAGGTGAAGTGGCCGTTGTACGGCGTGGCTGCAACGGACACGACGTACACGGTTCCGGCCGGCGAGACACGGACCTACCACTTCGACAAGCCCTACGTCCAGTTCATCATCATCAAGTCGGGTGACGCGGACTTCAGCGGGGAGTAGCTGCGATGCGCCGATGGGCTTGGCTGTGGCTGTGTCTTCTGGCGGGCGTGAGCCTGCTGTCGATGTGCGGTGCCGGCGGCGGGTATCGTGGTGGGTACGCGACGAGCTACGGCTCGAGGGCCGGCGAGTACCATGCGGGCGGCGTGGCGGCCGGCTGGGACACGTTTGTCGTTGTGTTCACGACCGAGGCCAGGTACGACAGCGCCGGGGTGAGTCTGTTTGCGCTGCCAGCAACGCCAGACACGGCAGATACCCGCCGCATCTATCGGCTGAATGACATTCTGGCGGGTCGCGCCCCCGGAGGATGGGCTGGATCGCCCGCCGATACTGTTCATCGCCTTGGCACCGGGCAAAAGGTTTCCCGCTTCGCGTGGGGGAACATCGACTACGCGGACACTAATGGGTATAAGCCGCCAAGTGGCCTAAGCGTACAGCTCTGGTCCCTCGGGGCGGCGAATTATTCCGGGTCAACATTCATCGACCTCGGCGTGCCGCAGACAAGCCGCAAGCTAGAGTTGTTCTATATCCCGTGGGAGAAATATATCCCGGCCAATTCGACCGTAGTGTCGGCGCGGATGAACGTTTCTATGACTGCCACGACAAACATGTCACAGGTAGATTCGATTATTTGTGTCCTGATGGACAACGAAAACGACGACAAGTGGTATCAGGTCAAAGGCGGCACTGGTCTAACGACGGCACCAAACTACGCCCATGCGTCGTGGTCCCACCAGGAGGATGTTAACGGCGGGACATGGGCTGGAACAGAGCGGTATGCTTGGTCGCCAAGCCTGTACAACAGAGCGAAGGCATGGGATTGGGGCCACATCTCTGATTGGACCGGAAACGTAAACGCAACCGTTCAGGGCAAGGCCCCGTTTTGGGTTGAGATGACGAATTGTGTGCAGGCGGCCGTGGCCGGGCGCACGAACAATGGCATCATGCTCGGGTACTACGAGGGCGGGACAGAAAACGCGCCCGCTCACTACCAATGGGACGGGTTCTCGTCTGTAACTAACCGCACCCCTGTCGTTGTTGTCAAGTACATCACCAAGAGGTACACGCCGCGTTTCGGGACAGCAGATTGGGCCGTTGTGTTTCAGAGCGACGATGGGCGGTATCGTGCGAATAAGGCGTGGACGGACACGCTCGCCACTTACGGCGGCAAGATGACGCTGTATGTCGCAGAAACTCAGCTTAAAAATTCTTCTGCCCTTGATTCATTGCGCGCCTTCTCTGTCAACGAACTGATCGCCCTCCATGATGCCGGGCATGAAATCGGGTCGCACAGTAGATGGCATATCGGTTCTGTCAACTACCACAGCCGGATCAATAAAGGTCTGACGACTGGTACCGGGGTAGGCTCTACGGCATATGACTCTCTTGTCGTTGACACGTCGCCCAACTGGCTTTACGCGATGGCAGACAGCATGGGCCGCGATCTTGACGGCAGCCTTTTGTGGGCGAAGTCATACGGCGCGCCGACGAGCCAGATCGGCCCATACTCGCAGCGTGCCCTGATTGACCATGAATACCTTTCGTATCGCGGGCTCGCCTTTGGGCTGACATACGACCGGGAGAAATACTACGCACCCGGCGTAGGCGCTCCTGCGTATGGACGCGATTCGCTGATAACGGTAGGTCCGACGCAGTACGCAAGGCACGCGATGAACGCCAGGCAGTTGATGCCTCACATGGGGCACATCCAGTTCGTCGGCGGCCCAGATAGCCTTTCGACGAGCCTTACGCACATGCCCAAGGTAAAGAGCGCGTTTGAGCGTACCGTGTTTTCGCATATCGGGAGAAACCAACTTGTTGTCTCGTTCTTCGCCCACGACCTAAAGACAATGGGCAGCGAGCAGTATGCGGCAGAGGGGATTCAGGCCGATGAGATTGGCCTGATTGCTAGAGTCGTTAGGCAGTGGGGCGGGAAGTGGATGACGGCGACTGAGCTTGCAAACTGGCTTATGGCGTCTGGTTCTGCTGTGGACCACCCGTTTAATAGCCAAAGAACCGACACCTTCGCCGTGTATGAGGCCGACCGCGCGTGGTTCAAGCCGCACGGCGTGGACAACCGCTGGATTCGCGGAGTTAGGTAGACATGGAGGTCGCCCGGTGAAGACCAGCGGAATCAGTGACGGGCGATGTGTTCGCGCTCTGCCCACTCACGGAACGTGTCATTCATGTCTGCGGCCGTGCAGAAGAAGCGCAGATACAGGAGAATGTACGCGGCCCACAGAAGCGGCGACGAAAGCAGTCTTGCGATCACGCGGAGTGCGGACATGAGAAACCTCCCCTTGGTATCCAGTGTAGCCGAGTCCGCGCACGGGGTCAAGTAATTAACCGCAGCCGAGAGGATCGCCCAATGCAACTGAGCGAACAGCAAGTGATGGACCTGTTCAGGGAGCTTGGCGAGATCAAGGCGAGGCTCGACGCTGGACCGGCTGAATGCAAGGTTCACAGCGAGCAGATCAAGAACATCGTCGAGCGCGTCGAGAAGGCAGAGGAAAAGCTGGACCGCGTGCAGACGGTGATCGGCAAGAAGGAACTCATCGTCGCCGCCTTCGGTGCCATCGGATTCGGCATCGCGTGGGCGTTCAAGGCGATGGTCGCCATACTCAAGGGGTAGGCTCGTGATCAGCAAGATCGTCGGCCACACGGCCATGAGCCAGATGATGCGCAAGCTGCGCGGCGGCCCGCAGTCGATGCTGCCGTCGGCGCCCGTCAAGGGCTCTGGCGTCCCGAACGCGACCGGGCTGACGCCGGCCCGCAACCGATCCTACGCCGCGCCGAAGCAGGCGCCGGGCGGGGTCAAGGCCAACACGCCGCTGCTCGGATACAGCGCGCGGAAGGTGAAGCGGTAGAGATGGCTGCGCCGTACCAGGACAGGGTAGCGTGGGAGCCCCAGCCGGGGCCGCAGTCGCTGCTTGTCCAGTGTCCGGCGGAGGAGTGCTTCTACGGCGGCGCCGTGGGCGGCGGCAAGACCGACGGCCTCCTGGGCGACTACTCCCGCGGGATCGAGTACGGCTCGAAGTGGGTCGGCCTGTTCCTGCGCCGGTTCACGCCGGACATGAGCTACGTCATCAGGCGCGCGCAGGAGATCTTCTGCCCGGTGTACGGCTCTGGGATCTGGAAGGAATCGAAGCACGAGTTCCAGTTCCCGTCCGGGGCGATCCTTCAGTTCCGCGCCGCCGACCGCGATGGCGATGCCCTGAAGCATCAGGGCCAGCAGTACACATGGATCGGCGTCGATGAGTTGACGCAGTACGAGACGGACTACATCTACACCTACCTGTTCCACCGCATGAGGACCGCATCCAAGGGCGTGCCGACGCGGATGCGCGCCACGGGCAACCCCGGCGGCCCCGGCCATGCGTGGGTCAAGGAGCGGTTCATCGACATCGCTCCTCCGGGGCAGGCCGTCATCGTGCGCCGCAAGGACGGCACGACCTACCACCGGGTCTACATCCCGTCGAGGCTCGAGGACAACCGCATCCTCATGGAGGCCGATCCGGGCTACGGCGGGCGTGTCTACGAGATCAGCGACCCGGTGCTGGCGCGGGCCATGCGCGAGGGCGACTGGAACATCGCCGTCGGCTCGGCCTTCCCCGAGTTCGACCCCCGCGTCCACGTCATCGACCCTGCCCCGATCCCGGCCGACAAGAAGATCATCCGCGCCCTGGACTGGGGTTACACGGAGCCGTACTGCGGCCTCTGGGGCTTCGTCTACGACGGCGACCTGATCATCGGCATGGAAGCCTACGGCTGGGGCGGCAAGGCCAACGTGGGCACGCAGGAGGCGCCGGAGACGGTCAGGCGCAAGCTCGCTGGCATGGAGCGCATGAACGAGTTGTACGTCCCCTACGGATGGCTGGACAGCCAGTGCTGGGACACCCAGAGCGGCATGGGGATGATCGCCGAGGCGCTGACCGGCAAGCACGACGACCCTGACCGCATGGTCTGGCACCCGTGGAAGAAGGGGCCGAACAGCCGCGTCAACCAGATCGCGGCGCTCCACGAGATGCTGCGCGTGGTCAACGGCCAGTCGCGAATCAAGATCATGCGGAACTGCCGTCACCTGATCCGGACCCTGCCCGTCATCCAGCGGGACAAGAACAACCCCGAGGACATCGACACTAGGGGCGAGGATCACGCCATCGACACCCTGCGGGCCATGATCGCCTCCGGCATCCCGACGAGGGACGACCTTCGCAAGCGCACGATCAGGCAGTACCGCGAGACATTCCAGTACGTCAAGGCAGCCGACCTGCCCGGTGGAGGCTTCTGATGGCCGTCCTGCTGAAATCGCCAGCCGCCCTCGAGCAGGTTCGCGAGCAGGTTGTCACCAACTGGAGACAGTGGAAGGACGACCGCGCGGAACTCGAGGAGACCTGGAAGCGGTGCATGATGGCGTACCTCTGCCGCTTCGACAAGAAGTGGGCCGAATACGCCAAGCAGTCGAACCGCTCGTGCCGCTACGTCGGCGTGTCGCACGACGCCGTCGAGACGTGGGCGCCGCAGATCTACAACCAGATCCTCGGGCGCGACGAGGCCATCACCCTGCGGCCGGCCCGCGAGGGCATGGACAACCAGATCGACGACAAGATGGCCGAGGACATGAAGTACCTGCTCCGCTACCAGATGGAGTGGGGCAAGTACCGGCGCACGATGATGACCGGAATCAAGTCCCTCGGCATCCTCGGCAACTGCCCGTGGTGGATGAACTGGTACGTCAAGCGCGCCGTGAACTACAAGCAGTTCGCCGATGCGATGGCGCGCTGGACCGAGCAGGCCGCCGACTACCAGGCCGAGTACCAGTCGATCATGGAAGACTGGCAGGGCATGGTCATCCGCGCGCAGATGATGGGCGTCGAGCCGCCGGCCAAGCCGGACTTCGCGCCGCCGCCCGAGCCGCCGCGCGAGTTGGACGTGGTGTTCCAGGGGCCGGTCCTGAAGGTCGGGTCGATCTTCAACTACGTTCAGGAGCAGCACCCGAACGACGACATGTCGGCGCTGCGGATCATGCGTTCGTGGCGCACGCTCGAGTACCTGAAGCGGTTCACGAAGCCGGACGCCACCGGGTACGTCCTGTACGAGAACCTGAAGAACGTGTTCGACGCCACATCCGAGGACCGCGCGTCCGACAACGAGGCCGAGGCGCTGGTCAAGATGGCGCTCGGGCTTCAGATGCCGCAGGGTGCGAACAAGGTCGAGATCAAGGAACAGCACGGCACGTTCGAGATCGCGAGCGGTCCCGAGGCCGGCATCTACGAGAACTGGATCGTGGCCGTGGCGAACGACACGGCGGTCATCCGCTGCGAGCCGACTCCGATGTACTCGGGGCGCCTGCTGATCAACAACGCGCGGCTGACGACCATCGAGGGCGCCGTCTACGGCATCGGCATCATCGAGAAGGCGCTGGACGAGCAGGACACTGTCAACGCCGTCCACAACCAGAACATCGACGCCGTGAACGCCGTGATCCAGCCAGAGTCCGAGGTCGTTGTGGACTGGCTGGTCGATGGCATCATGAAGCCGAGCGGCCCAGGCGTGCGCCACGAGGTCACGCAGCAGGGCGCGATCACGCCGATCCAGAAGAACTTCCAGGGCCTCCCGCTTGGGTTCGCCGTGGAGGAGGCTGCGATTGCGCGGCACGAGCGGATGACGGGCGCTGTCAATACCGCCAGCGGCTCACGCGAGTCTGCAACCAGAACCGCCCGCAACGCGAACATCATCGCGACCAAACTGGGCGGGGCCGTCGAGGCCGTGGAGGAAGACCTGATTCAGGAGGCCCTGAACACGGCGATGGAGATGAACGCCCAGTACATCGACGAGGACGTGGTCTTCAGCATCACGCAGGACAAGAAGTCGGTGGTCAAGAAGGTCAGCCCCGTGGACATCCGCCGAGGGTGGCTGGTCCGGGTGGCCGGGTCGAAGTTCCTCGCCGAGAAGGACGCGCGCGTCCAGAACCTGATGATGGCTGCGCAGATCACCCAGCAGGCCGAGGCCGGCGGGATGCCGTCGCCCGTCCGCAAGGACGTTCTCTACCGGCGCCTGTTCAAGGAGATCCTGGAGGAGAGCGACGACATGGTGATGAGCGCCGAGGACTACCGGGCGCTGATCGTGGAGTACCAGGCGGCGATGGCTGCGGCCCAGACGGCCGCGCAGGCGGGAGCGGTGCAAGGTGGAGAGCCAGGAACGGCTGGAGATGCAGGAGGCGCGGCTGGCGGCCCTGAGGGCGGCCCACCGGTCGGGGGCGCTTGACCTGCTGATCGAGAAGTTGACGGCCGACATGAGGCGCGGCGAGGCGCCGATGCCGGTTGACGGCCCTGAGTGGCCGCTCAAGAGAGCCTTCGAGGACGGGAAGTTGCATGAGGCGGCATCCCTGAACTCGTGGTTGATGGGACGACTGAGAGAATCGCCCGACGGGGCGAAAAACACGGAGGGTTGACATGAGCGACTTCGACGACGTGATCGACATGGGAGAGCTTGCGAGCAAGCTCGGAAGCGGCGGGGAACTGCCGCCCGAACTGACGGCGACGGCCGAGCCTACGGCTTCGGTCGCGGCCGACCCCGTTCGGACGGTGGAGCCCGAGCAGCACGACTTCGTCGGCGGCCTCGAGGGCACGCCCGGCATCGACACCGGACACGACGACGTACTGGACCTCGACGCCCTGCTGGGCCTGAAGAAGGCCGAGCCGGAGGCGCCGAGGGAGCCGAGCGGCCCGGACGCTCCCGAATCCAGTGCGCCGCGGCCGGGATCGCTGGACGAGCGCATGGCCGAACTGACGGAGCGGGCGCGCAAGGCCGAGGAGCAGCGCGACAAGCTGATCGCTCGCCTCATCTCGGAGGGCGGTGGCACGCCGCAGTCGGAGGAGACTCCGCCGGCCGGCAGCGACCTCATCCCCGAGACGAAGGCGTTCCTGGACCCATACGTCGAGGCACGCGCGCGCGAGATCGCCGAGGAGATGGTGGCGCCGCTTCGGCAGGATCTGGCCCCGGTCATCGAGAAGGAGCGCGACCGCCGTCTGGCGGCGACCATCTCGAAGTTCGTTCCGGGCCTGACGGCAGAACACATGCCGGTCCTGCACGAGGCGTTCGACAGCATCACCGACCCGGAACTCAAGGCCGTTTACGGCGGAGGCGTAGCGGGCGCCGCAGCACTCGCTCACGATCTGGTCAGACGCGGTGCGCTGGACCTGGTCAATGGAGCGCCGAGACCCCGCGTGAATCCTCTGACATCGCGTCATCACACCGAAGGTGGCGGCCCGCGATCCGCTACCGGAGCGGACGCGAACGACGAGGATGCACAGGTCAAGGCACTGATGAACCTCTCCGGCGACAAGCTCCTCGCGGCGCTTGCGCGGAAGTTCCCTGACCTCTAGGTCCAAGGAGGACTGAGACATGGCGTACAACACCCTGAGTGGGCTTCGGTCGGCCAACGAGGTATCGCCCGCGATGCCGACGCTGACCAGAGCCCTCTACATCAAGACCTTCCTGTCCATCGCGGAACAGGAGATCCTGCACGACCGCTTCGGCCAGAAGACGACCCTCACCAAGGGCAACGGCAACCAGGTGATGTGGCGCCGCTGGCTGCGGCTGGCCGTCAACACCGTGCCGCTGTCCGAAGGCATCACCCCGTCGGGCAAGCAGCTCGCCTACGAGAACGTCCTCGGGACGGTCTACTGGTACGGCGACTGGGTCGGCATCACCGATGTCGTGGACTTCATGCATCCGGACAACGTCCTGATGATGGCCACGAAGCGGCTGGCGCTCCAGGCTGCCGAGACCAAGGACGTGATCGTCCGCGACGTGATCAACGCCGGGACTTCGTTCCTGCGCGTCACGGCGGACGGCGCGAGCCCGACGACCGGCGTCGGCGCGCGGACCACCGTGGCCGGCAGCATCACCAAGCGCGCGCTGGACACCGCCATCACCATGCTGGAGGGCGCCAACGCGAAGTACTTCCACGGCCAGATGTCGGCCTCGACGAAGGTGGACACGAGCCCCCTCGCCCCGGCCTACGTCTGCATCATCCACCCGCACGTCGCGCACGATCTGGTGAACAGCAACGCCGGCTTCGCCACGGGCGACTGGATTCCCCGCCAGAAGTACGCTTCGGGCGGCGTGGCCTACCCCACGGAGATCGGCACCTACCGCAACGTGCGGTTCGTGACGACCACCCTGGCGAAGGTCTGGCCGGATGCGGCGACCGGGATCTCGACGGGCGGCTCGACCGCTGCGGCGACCTTCCGGGCGACCAGCGGCACGGCCCCGGACGTGTACTCCTGCCTCGTCATGGGCAAGGACGCCTACGGCGTCATCAAGCTCGAGGGCGCGGCGGCGACGTACTACGACCGGCCGGGCGGCAACAGCGACCCGCTGCACCAGCGGGCGACCGCGGGCTGGAAGGCGTGCCTGGGCGCCGCCATCCTGGAGGACGAGTACATGGTCCGCATCGAGTGCTGCGCTCGGTGGTAGGCCGCAACCCTGACTGAGAGGTGAAGAAACATGGCTACCGAAGCGATCACCTACAGCACCAACGTGCCGCATTCGCGGTACGCCTCGGGGCTGCTCACGTCCGACGGGACCATCGCCTACGTCGAACTGGGGTTCACCCCGAAGAAGATCGTGCTGGTCAACTACACCGGGACGAACCCCGACATCATCCTGTGGCAGGCGGGCATGGCCGCGACTGCGTGCTGGAAGATCACGGGCTCGACCGGCGTGGTCACGAAGGGCATCACCGGGCCGGCCGTCTACGGCGACACCGAAGACGACACGGCTCCGACGACCCAGTACACCGTCGGCCAGTCGGAGACGTTCCGGGGATTCTCGATCCCGGCCGCCCTCCAGACCGACGCGGACACCTGGGCCTGGGAGGCGTGGGGCTAGTCCTCGCGCCGCAGACCGGGGGCGGCTTCGGCCGCCCCCAGCCAACAACCGTCGCCTGACGAGGCGAAAAACACGGAGGATCAAGAGATGGGCAAGGACTTCGCACTGACGCCGCAGGACCGGGAGAAGGTCATGGAAGTGACCAAGACGCCGAAGGAAATCGAGCAGGAGATCCTGGAGGCCGAGCGCACCCAGCGGGTCGCGGTGATGATGGACGAGGAGGACTCGGGCAACATCGACCGCACCGACCGCAACAACTTCAAGATCCGGGACGGCGCGAAGCTGCCCGAGAAGTTCATCAACGCGCCGAAGGGCGACCCGCGCCACCTGTGCGTGGACAACGGCGGCGTTTACCGCAAGGACTGGGTGCAGGTCCGCATTTTCAAGCAGCACGATGGCCAGCGCGACCCGCAGCCGTTCCCTCTGGGGACGACGTGGCTGGTCAAGCTCAACCAGTGGACCGATGTCCCGCCCGAAGTGCTGATCTCGCTCCAGGACGCCGTGGAGACGCGGCACGAGACGAACTTCAAGCCCGGCAACGTGGAGCTTGGCGTCGAGACGAAGACCTCGACCTACGACGTGCCGCGGTTCATGTTCAACACGATCCCCAGCGCGTAGGAGACGGAGATGAAGAAGTTCCTGCTGTACCTGCTCGTGGCGATGATCGCGGCCTCGGCGGCTCACGGGGCCACGGCCTATCGCTACCAGGACTCGGTGACGACGCTGCGCGGCGATGTCGTGGGCGGGGCGTCGGTGACGGTCTATGTGGCGAACACGACCACGAAGGCCACGCTGTACCTGTACCCGACTACGCTCGGCACGACCAGGTCGAACCCGACCTACACCGACGGGTACGGCAGGTTCTTCTTCTACATCGCCCCCGGCCTCTACGATCTGGTGATCGCCGGCACGAACATCACGACATACACAGTCGAGGATGTGCGCGTGTTCTCGGACGCCGGGTACACGTTCAATGTGCTGGACTATGGGGCGGTGGCTGGGGACTCTGGGGATGATGTTACTGCGATCAGGGCTGCCATGTCTGCCGCAAACAGCGCCGGAGGAGGTACCGTCTTCTTCCCTGCTGGCGAGTACCGCATGAGTAGCTTTGCAACGCTGTACGACAACGTCTCGATTGCCGGCGACAACAGACGCTCAAAAATCGTCATGGAGGCCGACTCAGACACGACGATGTTCTGGGGGAACACGATCGACAACGTGACGATCAGCGGAATGTGGCTTGACGGGAACAGCGACAACACGACCGCAGACTCGGCAGACCCGTGGTATCTGAACAACTGCGGCGCCATCATCATGCGCTCTGGATCGACGCGCATCGCCATCAAGGACAACCGCATCGAAAACTTCGAGTATGGCGTCACGGCCAGCGGAGAAAATACGCAGCACGTTGAAATCTCTGGAAACTTCTTCAGCAACGTGACGTCGCCAATCGACACCTATGGGCGAGGGTATGTGATCGCCCACAACATTATCGAGGACTGCCCCGACGGGGACGTTCTCGGAGCGGCCGGAATCCAGATCGAAGTCGCCAGCGAGTACAGGACGATCTACGAAGCAACTGCGGCAGACACGGCGCAGACGAACTTTATCTACATGAGCATCGACAACTCTGTTCATGGCAATACCATCCGAAACGTGGCCGGCCCGGCCATCGTCTTGCACGGCGGCAACATTGGCGTCTCGGTAACTGACAACCATATTGCCAATGCCGAGATCGGCATTAAGCTCTACAACACGAACCAGAAGGGCGTCGTTGTATCTGGAAACACGATCAGGAACATTCATGGCGGTACTGCCGTGAATCCGTGGGGAACGGACGGATATGCCATCGGACTGAACACGGCCCTTGGTGTTACCGTGACAGGAAACAACATCGAGTACGCGAGGACGGGAATCTTCACCTACAAGGGTCGCAGGTCGCTCATCTCGAACAACTACGTCGGCTTCTCGGCGACGTCTGGAATCTGCGCCTACGCAGACTCTGGTTCGCTTGTCACTGGGAACTTCACCTACAACACCCAGTGGCCAGACTCGCTGGCCTACTATAACAGCGGAATACTCCTTCATTCGTGCGTCGGAACCGTTGTGTCAAACAACCACGCCCTTGAGGCCGACAATGCCGCCGGCCGCGGTTACACATACTACGGTGTTTTCCAGTACACAGGAAACTCCGGCGTCTCTGCGTTTGGGAACACGGCCTCTGGAGTGCTCAAGGGCGCACAGAATGCAGGCGTTAATGGCGTATACAACGTTCGCGACTACGGAGCAACTGGGGACGGTGTGACCAACGATACGTCTGCAATTGAGGCGGCAGTTGTTGCAGCCGAGGCAGCAGGAGGCGGTCGAGTTCTGTTCCCTGACGCCGAGACTTACGCCGCTACGGACATCGATGTGACTGGCGACTTGGTGACTTTCGACCTTCAGGCTGGCGCCAAGATACTGTCGTCGTCAACGACTGGAGCGTGCATTCAGGTCTCTGGAGCCGACTACTTCAAGATTCTCGGAGGCAGGCTCGTCGGCCCCGGAAAGGCCACCGCGGCATCTGGGTGCTACGGCATCGAGATGACGAGCGCCAACTACGCACAGGTTAACGGCGTCGAGATCGACGGTTTCTACCACGGCGTCCGACCGAGCGACACGCCGGGATCGACTGAGAACAACCTGTTCCAGAACCTCTACATCCACGACTGCGCGTTCGCCGGGATTTTCCCGAAGGACGGCGACACGGTATACAACTGCCGATTCGAGGACATCGGGACGGCGGGGACGCACCACGGGCTCTACATCAATAGCGCCATCAATCGCGGCCTGTCCATTGCGTCGAACCACTACGAGGGGATCGCTGGTTCGGCCGTTCATATCTATTCGGCGGCCAACATCGGCTTCCAGAACATTTCGATGGTCAACGAGTCCGTGTACGACTGCGGGCGCGGCTATACCATCGACATCATGGACGGCCGCAATCTGACGATCTCAGGAGCCGCAATCGCTGAATGCGACTCCATCGACTCCAACACAGGTCAGGGCATCCACATCAATTCGTCAGGTTCGCTTCGCGGGCTGATGGTGGATGCAGATATCGTCGGCTGCGATTCCCACGGGTTCAGCGCAAAGACAAGCAAGGTTGAGAACTGCTTCTTCAGTGTGTCCGTTGACAGTTGCGGATACGATGGCGCCAACCTTGAGGTTGACGACTGTTCTGGTCAGATCGTGGCCGGCTACAACGGGCGCCGCGGAGTCTACCTGAACGGAGCCAACAGGAACAATTTCGTCATCAGGGCGCGTGGAAACGATGGCATCGGGGTCTACGCTTCCGGCACGTCGCGGTACAACTACCTCGACATCTACACGTCGAAGAACGTATCTCACGGAATCTCGTTCGCCTCCGGGTCGGACAGCAACATTGTGTACGGCGTGTCGGGTGCCAACGCCGGGTCGGAAGTCAATAACAGCGGAACCGGGAATGTGACGACGGGCGTACTTTCCTGGTAGGAGGCCATCATGGTCGTAGTCGGCACAACCACAGGCGACCGGACGTACCTCCAGAGCGTCCAGCGGCTGCTCATGGAGATCGGCGAGCAGAAGGTCGTGACGCTCGCCCAGCCGACCGTGCGCGTCGAGAACGCCATGCACGCGGTTGAGGCGGCCCGCGACGAGGTGTGGTACGACACCATGTGGCCGTTCAGGCGCGGGCACTTCGAGGTCGAACTGGTTGCCTCGCAGATGTGGTACGAGTTGCCCGATGACTACCACAAGCTCGCGTCGTTCGTCTCGCGCAACAACCGCGACTTCGCCATCGACTACGTCACCTACGACAAGCTGCTCGAGGTGTACCCGGAGCTTCGGCTGTTCCCGCCGGGGTCCGGGGTTGGCGGGCTGTCATCCACGGCGCAGGCCGGCGGGCAGACAACCAACTTCGGCACGCCGCTGCTGTGCGCCGACTGGAGCGGGTACATCGCTCTGATGCCCGTCCCCAACGCTGACTTCGTGGCCCTGGAGGGCACCCTGTACGCCCACTACTGGCGCCACGCTCCGGCGCTGTCTGGTGACGGCGACTACCTCGGCCTTCCGCGCAACCTGTGGGACGCCTGCCACCACCTCGCGCTCTCGCGCTTCAAGAAGGTGCTGGAGTACAGCGACTGGGAGGCAGACCGCCTCGTCGGCCAGCGGATGCTCGCGAAGGCGGCGGCGTCCAAGGGCGAGTCGAAGAACTCGGACATCTACTACAACGGCGGCCTCAACTACAACGAGTAGGTTGTCATGGGCTACGACGAGAGACCGGAACAGCCACAACTCCACCAGTTCGGCGGGCTCAATGTCCGCGTCTCGGAGCTTGGCCTGCCCGACAACGACAGCCCGTACATGGTGAACATCGACCTCCACCCGGAGGGATCGATCAGGAAGCGGTACGGCATCTCGGCCCTCACGACGCCCACCGGCCAGACCAAGATCGAGGCCATCATCAGGCTCGACCAGCCCGAGCAGTCGCGGGGCTGGATCTACTGCATCGCCGGGGGCAAGGTCTACCGCACGGCCGATCCCGGCTCATGGTCGTGGGTCGAGTGTACGTCCAGCCCGTCCTACACGCTGGCCGCCCAGAAGTCGTGGGGCCGCGAGAACTCGAGGTACTACGCATCCGGCACCGAGCATCCGTCGGTCCTGTACCTGCCGAGGACGAACGGGGCGCCGCTGATCGCGCTGGGCCAGACCTCGGCCACGGGCGACATCATCACCATGCCTGCCGCCGCCTGGGGGACCGTGACGCCTGGGACCGGAACGCCTGGCTACCCCATCGACGAGGGCGATGAATTCAAGGGCTGGACGACGAACCACTGGCCGAAGTACATGCGCCTTGTCGGCATCGGGCGCGGCGCGCGGATGCACGCATGGGGATTTGCGGACGATCCGAACCGGGTGGACTTCTCCGAGATGAACGTCCCGTGGAACTTCATGCGGAGCAACATGGACGACGCCAGTGCAGTCGCCCAGCCGCTGATCGACGGCGGGTTCTACTATGCCCGCCGCGGCGACGGCGATGCCGTGGTGGCCGTGATCGACATGTTCTCCTACACGGTCGTCCTCAAGAAGCACCGGACGCTGATATACACGGGCGACCCTGGGGCCGATGACTGGTCGGTAGCCGCCGACTTCCCGGTCGGCTGCGTCTCCGACAGGGCGTGGGCGAAGGTCGGCAACGACCTGCTGTTCTGGAGCGAGGACGGCGTGCGCGCCCTGTCGGCGGTGCAGGAGTACGGCGATCTGGCGCAGGGCGACCTGTCGTTCAAGATCGGGACGGCAGTCAGGGCCATCGTCCCCGGAGCCGGCGAGCGCGTCTGCTGCTACCACGACATCACCAACGCCCGCGTGGTGTGGTTCATCCCCCTGTCCGGCGATACGAAGAACGACGCGGCGTTCGTCTACTACTACAACTCGAAGAAGTGGACGAAGTGGGATGGGGCGGCGTGCGAGATGATGGACGTTTCCATCATCAGGGCCACCTCGGTACAGGCCGAGCGTGTCATCGGTGGCTCGTACGACAACGGTGTCGTGCTGCACGGGTCCGGCTACAAGGACATCAGCGACAGCGTGGCGACCGAATACTACACCAACTGGATCAACTTCGGGTCCATCTCGGATGCCGAGCGCGCCCTGTGGCTGGATATGTTCTACGGTCAGGGTGGCGTGGACGTGGACATCTACTACCAGACCGACCTGAACGACGAGTGGATTCCCATTACTCGCCTCGTGAAATCGTTCGGTAGTTCTGGTACTGTATGGGGCAAGTTCATCTGGGGGCAGGCGGTCTGGGGAGTTCCCGGCCGCGCCCACAGGCGGTTTGAGATGAACGGCCTGTTCGGGCTGGTGCGGTTCAAGTTCAGCAAGACCAGTGACGGCGGGTTTGAGATCATGGGCTACCGGCCCGAGATCCGCGTGAAGGGACCGAGAGCATGACCGCGACGTGGACAGTCAACCGTGTGCCGGCCGCTGAAGTCACGGCCGAGTTCCTGCTGGGGATCGCCCGCCGGCACCGCATGGTGTTCGACAACCCGAACCGCATGGTGGACTACTACCGTGCGATCTGCCGCGACTGCATCGTTCTGGAGCTTCTGACGGACTCCGGGGAGAAGGCCGCCGACGTGATCATCTCGGAGATCGTCGATGGCGAGGAGGCCGTCGTGGACCTCGTGGTGGTGTCGAAGCACTACGCGAGGATCGCCCCGGACGGCAGCGAGAGCAAGGTGCCGTTTCTGGACCTGACGCGGGATGCCCTGGTCCCGCTGTTCGACAGGCTGACCGAGGCCCGCGGGCTGCGGCGCCTGACGGCCTACGTCCCGAAGTCGAGATCGAGAACCGTTCACGCGCTCACCGCCTGCGGCTTCGACAAGGAAGGCGTCAAGCGGAACGCGATCAAGTTCGCCGGCAAAGAGCCAGAGGGTCTGGTCATCATGGGCCGTCTGGCGAAGGGGTAGGTCATGGGACTGCTCGGGAGCATCTTCAAGGGCGTGGTCGGGGCGGCGACAGGCGGTCTGGGGACGGCCGTCCTCGGCGTGGCCGGCGACATCCTCGGCGGCATGGGCGGTGGCGGGTCGAAGGGCGCCAGTTCCGGGACAGCCTCGGGCACCCAGACGCAGCAGACCCAGCTTCGGGACTGGAATCCGGCCGAGCAGGCGGCCTACGAGAACGCGATGGCCGGGCTGGCGTCTGCCGGCAAGGTGCCGACGCCGGAGGAGCAGGCCGCGCTTCGGGAGCGGATCTTCAACGCCAACTACCAGCCGGCCGCGCAGGCGATCCAGCAGGGGTTGGCGACGACGCAGGCGCAGGGCTACGCCAACGCCGCTCGGCGCGGGGCCGGGTCCAACAGCGCCACCGTGACCGGCGGCAAGATCCAGGAGGCTCGGGCGGCGACCGCGCTCGGCAACGCCGCCCAGGAGGCCACGTTGGCCGCCGAAAGCACGGCGATGGCGCAGGAGCAGATCCGGCAGCAGGCGGCGACGAACTACATCCAGCAGATGGACGCCCTGTGGGACGCCCGGCTGAAGGGGTCGAAGGTCGTCAGCACGAACTCGTCCACGTCGAGCGCGGCGTCCTCTGATGGCGAGCGGTCGCTCGGCGAGCGCATCCTCGGCGGGATCGGGTCGGCCATCGGGAACAGGGACTCGTACCTGAACACGAGCATCCTCGGGAAGAAGAAGACGACGGCCGGATCTCTGCCGTCTGGCGGGAGAAGTCTCCCCGCCGGGATGTACTAGTCGGCAAGCGGAGGGAAGTCATGGCAGACATTCTGGGCAGCTTCGCCGAGGGGTTCCAGCGCGGCCGGGCGCAGTTCGCGGCGAACGAAGCGGCGAGGGCTGAGGAGGCCGAGAAGCGGCGCAAGGCGGCGCTCGAGGACGCCAAGTTCCAGCTTCAGGTGGCGGGCGAGAGCCGCCTCGCGCAGGGCGCGGCCGAAACCGCGTGGAGCGAGATCGACAAGGCCATCAACGACGAAAACTGGGACCCCTCCAAGATCAACCAGGCTCGTTCGGCCGCCATGCGCTTCGACCAGACCTACGGGAACATCTGGAAGGGCGGCAGCGCGCTCAAGCACGTTGAGGAGTCGCTGCACCTCGGGCCGCAGAAGGTGTCCGGGGCCGTCGAGGACGGAAAGCAGGGGCCGCCCGCGCCCGACACCGAGACGAAGCACCCGCTCTGGGGCTACGTCACGCCGGAGCAGAAGATGGCGGCCGACGAGCGCAGCAGGAAGCTCGTGACGAACGCCATCGCTGGCAAGATCCGGCCGATGGCCATGTCCGAGTTGGAGAAGACGCGCGGCGCTGACGGCCTGTACGACGCCGACAAGGCGTATCAGGTGCTGTCACAACTCGAGGCCGACATGCACGACGGCGGCGAGTACGATGAGCCGACCGTGCAGGCCGTCTTCGACGACATCTGGCAGGGCATCGCCGACATGAACAAGATGCGGCTGGAGGCGCGGTCTGCGGCCGACGGAGGCATGTCCGGGGCTGACCTCGGGGTGGCCTCAAACCGCCTGTCCGGATGGCTCCGGGCTTCGATGGGGCTGGACAACAACTCCATGAACTTCGAGGCGATGTTCCAGCAGAAGGCGCCGATGGTCCTCGAGATCGAGGAGTTCATGGGCCACCGGCTGATGGCAGGCGCTCACGAGCCGACGATCAAGATCGAGGTGCTTCAGCGGTTCCGTAACAGGATCGGAGACTGGGAACTGAATCCGGACGCCCTGAAGTGGGCGCGCGCGCTGGCTGGCGGCCCCCGCGGGCTGGTTCCGGCGTCCAACGCCGTCCTGAACAGTGGCGTTTTCCCCGACCCGAGCGGCGTGGTCCCGGTCTACAACAGCGAGGCCAACGAGGGGTATCTGGTCGATAAGACGACCGGCGGCGCGGCTCAGTTCTGGCCGCCGGCCCCCGGCATCGAGATGGCTCCGCCGCCCGTGGATGTTCCTGGGCTGCTTCGGGCGCCCGAGAGGAAGGCCGCCGCTGCAAGCGTGAAGACACCAGAATCAAAGCCTGGGACTGGTCTGAACATTCCAGGTCTTGACGCGTTCGGCCGCGTGGTATCGTCTCTTGAGGGGACCGGAGAAGCCGTTGGCGATGCCCTTGGCGATGTAGTCGGCGCTCCGGCCAGACTCGTTGCCGGGTACAAAAATCGGCGGGAGGACTGATCGTGCCAGCCCCGCTCATCAAGGCCCCCGACTGGGCGCTGAAGCAGGCTGGGGTCCAGCAGCAGCCCGCTACGCAGGAGCCGGCCGCTGCTGCGGCCGTTGTCGGGAAGCCGACGCTCGTGCAGCCCCCGGCGTGGGCCGTTCAGGCCGCCCACAGCAACATCGCCTACGTCGGCGGCGTGGACCTTGCCCGGCAGGCCATGTGGCCCGAGCAGTCGGCCCCGAACGAGGTGGACCGCCCGAACGTCTTCATGCGCGGCGTGCGCGGGATCGCCAACGGCATCGCGCAGATGATCCCGGCGTCGATGACGCTGGCCGGCGGCATCATCGACTTCATGGGCGCCGACGAGGCCGGGCAGGGGTTGGCCGAGAAGGGGATCGACCTCCAGACGTGGCTGAACGAACACGTCGCGGTGGAGAATCCGACCTTCTACGACCACTTCATGACCGGCGTGGGGTCGCTG